TTACGTGGAACGGTAATCGTTCCGCAAATAAAGTGCAAGCCTTTCGCAGTCACCCGCCAGGCGCCATCCGCTTTTTTTGTGGTGTCGGTATTTACCCCAGGTTCAACAAATCCCCAATGCTGCAACGTTGTGTGCGTTTTGCCGCGCAGCAGCCACCGCGGGCCAACCTTTGGAACATCCACCCAACCATCATCATCGGACGGGGCGCGGGAAAGCCACAAAAGGGCCAGGGCGCGTGTTTCGTTCATGCCCTGGGGGCTTACCTTGCCCCATTTCCCGCAACAGGGGCAATTGCCCCCGTCGCCTTCGATGGTGGCCCGCCAGTTGGTTTTTAATTGCGCCAGGTAATCGCCTTCGTCGCCAAAAAAATCCAATTGCATGGCCAGCCCCTTAGAAGTTTGGAAAATCGTCGGCCATGTCGTCAAACCCGCTGCCTTGCGGCGCTTGGCGGCGTTGCTGGCCTTGCGGCTGGTCGTCGCGTTCGCGTGGTTCGTTGATGTATGCCCAACCATCCCAGCCGCCTTCCTTCAACGGGATCACGTCGATTTTGAGCATTGGCCCGTTCTTGGTGTCAATGATTGAGCCGATCCGCTGGTAACGGTTTTTTTGCTGCCCCTGGCTGTTGGTATACGTGCCGGTGATTACGCTGATTTCGTTGATAAGTTTTGCCATGATTTATTCCCCTATGATTTTTTTAAGTTGATCGACCTTGACCGCGGTTTCGGCCAAAAACTTGATGATTTCCGCTTCCATGTCGGCCACAAAAACTTCGTCACGCGGAACGCGCTTGATAAACAGTTGCGCCTTGGCTGGCATTCGTGAATCAAACACCACGTAATCGCACCAGGCGCGGCCAGCACAAACCATTTGAAATTGCATTTGCGCGAAATACTTTTGCGGGATGGCGCCGGTCAGCAGCGTTTCGATCATCGTGGCCGTGTTGGGGCATTTGATTTCGACGCATCCATCGTCGCCCACCAAGCCGTCAGGTGACGCGCCAGCCATCGCAATTGTCGGGTGGTTCACAAACCCCACTTCCTCGACCATGTTGCCGGTGGCGGCTTCATACGCCCCGCGGGCAAAGGGTTCCTGGTCGGTTCCCCATTGCATGGCGCTGTTGGTGAACGATTCCTGGCGTGTGCCGGTGATTTGTTCGACCACCAGTTGGGCCATGTAGTTTTCGCGGCTGGCGCTATAACCCGATTTTGTGCGGGCCATCACGTCGGCCACTTTGGACGCGGTGACTTTACCCAGGCGGGCGGCAAACCATTCGTCGCTACGTTGTTCAATTTCGTCAGACATTTTCATTTCCTTTGGTTGATAAATCTTTTTTGGCACGGGCCACGCGTTCTTTTTTGGCTGCCATCACTTTGGCTTGCAATGCCTGGTTGCCTTGGCAAGCGTCAAACGCATCTTTGTAAACCTTGGCCAATTCGTCGCTGTTGGCGCTGGCCTGTATGGCTGCCAGGTGGTCGGTAATGTCAGGCGTCGGGATTGCTGGCGCTGTTGGGCGCTTGCTGGCCGCGTTGCCGTCGTCATCTTCCGGCGCGATGCCACAGGCTGCCATGAGGCTGTAACGACGCGCATACGTCAACGCGCTGCCGTAACCCTGGGCGTCGTGTTTGGTGGCCGGAACGTGCAGTTGGCCGCAATTGATGATTTCACCGGATTCGTGAATAAACACGGTTTCAACAATCACGCCGTTTTCCGATGGGCTGACGCGTTGCGTCAATGCAATGCCGTTGTTGTTGAGTGCATCCACCACCGCTTCAACACACGCAGCCAGGTCGGCATAACGCGATTTGAAATGCGGGTTGCTGGACGATTTCAGCGCGGGGCCAAATTCTTTTTGTGCTTTGACCAGGGCCGCGGCGACTTTGTTAAATGATTGTTCCATGATTTTCCTTTTAATATTTTGGGGCGCAAGTTACATCCACCACAACGTCGGTTGTGAAGTTGTTGACCTTGCGTTTGCCATAAAGCATCACAGCGCGAAGGCCGCTGGATGTGCATTCAGTCACCGCGGTGATGACTTCGTTGCGCGACATTGGCTGCACCTGTTTGTCCAGGATCAGTTGTTGTTGCGCGTCCAACGTTGTGTTGGGCGGTAGGCTGTTGCAGCCGGTTAAACAAAATGCAGCAACAGCAATCAAACACGCCAACACCAGCCAATTCCAGGCGCGTTGCCAGCGGTTAAGCGTGGCCCTGTACGGGCCTTCAATTTCAAAAGGTAAGCGTTTCATGTTGATCCCCTTAAATGTTTGCAAGTTTTTGTGCGTAGTTAATGGCTGGCGCCAACATCGCGCTGCCGTAGGTGCGAATGCTGCCGACGGGCAATTCCGCGTCGGTGTCCCACAACGTCACGGCGTAACCCGTGCTGATTTTTGTCACCAGGGCGGCAATGCCATATTCGGCATTGACAAACGTTGCGATTTGGTTGGGATTGGTGATGGTGACGGCGTTCATGCTGCCACCCCGCTGGCGTTCAATTCGCCTTCCATAATTGCGAACAAAACACCTTTGGCGCGGTTCAAAGTTAAACGGGCGCCTTCGGTATCGCCAAACGCCATTTGTTCCTGGGCGTCAGACATTAAGCCAGCCACAATCATGTTGGCGCCGCTTAATTTGTAAGTGAGTGAATTGGTGACGGATTCCAAGAAATTTTGGAAGTTGCAGCCATACATTTGTATGTCGCGGTTTGATTGGTTTGCATTCATTTCAATTTCCTTTTTAAAAGACCGTTTCCGGCATGGTTTCAGTATAAGCCCGCTTAACCAAAAAAGTCAACAGAACTTGCAAATATTTTTGCAAATCCTTCGCGGACTGCTATTGCTTCGCGCAATTCTTTTTCGCTGGCGCGTTCGAAATACACGCCACCCAGGTACGTGGCAAAGAAAACTTTGCCAGCCCGATGTACTCTAAAAATTTTCACGTTGTTCCCCTTAAAACATCGCCATGGCCAGCCACAGCAAAACGTAGATCACAGGCGCCACAATCAGCGCCATGACCACAACTTCCCAATCGGTTGGTTCGCGGTTCATGGCGTCCCCCTTATGCCGCCAACCGGCCAACGGCGCCGTAACCGTAACCATCGTCACCCAGGAACCCGACACGGGCCAAGGTGGCGCTTTCGCTGGTGGCCACCAGGCTGATTTCGGAAACCTTGGCCATGATGCGGCGGTTGGTTTCGTAATCCAGCCGGTCGGCGATGTATGCGCTATAAGCGCCGCCACCGGTGATTGTTGGCATTGCGTAACCGTAGTATTCGCAAGCGGCCCGCACATTGTTTTCCAAAAATCCAAGGCTGAAATCACGGTTTACGAAAATGAAGTCAGCGCCGAACCGAACTTCGTTGCCGTCCAGGCTGCCGTAATTCAGACCTTTGTAATCTGTCATTCCGTCGAAATAGGCGCCTTCAAACATACCAGCAACCGCTTTGACTTGTTCGTATGTTGGGCCGTCGGTGTAACGAATGTTGATGCTGGCGCCGCCGGAATAGACGCTAGAACGAACGCTGAATTTCACGCCTGGGAATGATTCTCTGAGTGCCGCACGAATCAATTTTGCGGTTTCAGAGCAAGAGAGGTATTCACGATTTGACATTTTGATTTCCTTTTAAAAGACCCCGTGCAATTTGTTAGGGCATGACTGAATGTTAAGCCAACTAAACCAACATTGCAACAACTATTTGTAAAGCCCCCTTAACTTTGAGGGGATTTGTTGCGCTTGACACACAACGCAAGGCCGCTTAACATCGGAAGATGGACAAAGAAAAAGCAATCAAACTGGCGGGATCAGCCAAGGCGTTAGCCGAACTGTTGGGAATCACCAGGGCGGCCGTCAGCCAATGGGGGAACGATGTTCCACCGGCACGGGTGTGGCAGTTGAAAGCGTTGCGTCCGAAATGGTTTAAGGGCTAGAATTTGTTGGAATCCGGCTAGGGTGGAAGTCATGAGCCACCCGAAAAGCGAGCCTCCCCGCCGCCGTGATTTCCTTTTTTGGGGGGACTGTTTGGAGGAATAATGCACTATTACCAGCATCACATTGGTGACTTTATAAAAGCCACCGCCAGGTTGACCGATGGCCAAGCAATGGCCTATTTGCGGCTGTTGTGGATGTACTACGACACCGAAAAACCCTTGAAGCCTGATACCAAAATCTTGGCTTTCCAAATTGGCGCGACCGTTGACGAAACGGAATTGCTGTTGGAATCCTTTTTTTGGCTGGCCGAAAACGGGTGGCATCACACACGTTGCGACCAGGAAATCGCAGAGTACCGGACATTCCTGGAGAAAAAATCCAATGCCGGTCGGGCATCCGCTGAACGTCGGAAGCACAACAGCGCAACAACTGTTGAACAGGTGTTGAACGATTGTTCAACTGATGTGCAACTAACCACTAACCACAAACCACTAACCATAAAACCAAAGAGAGAGAGCCAGCGCGGGACGCGCCTGGCCCCTGACTTTCAGTTGTCGGTTGAATGGATTGATTTTTGTCGCCAACACCGGCCTGAACTTGATCCGCGGGAAACGTTTGAGGGGTTCCGCGATTACTGGATTGCCCAACCTGGCCAAAAGGGCGTAAAAACCGATTGGACGGCGACCTGGCGCAATTGGGTACGACGGCAGCAGCAAGCCAAAAAAACAGCGTCAGAGGCCCGTTTGACGCAAATGGCAGCCCTTACCCGCGGCCTGGCAACACCAAAACCAGCGCCAGCCCCGTTTTGGGCAAAACCCGAACAAACCGTGGAGGTTTCCGATGTGGAACGCAAGCGACTTTTGTGATGCCGACAGCGGCTTTGATTACGTGTTCAGCAAAATGAACGCCATTTATGGCGCCACGTTTGCCAACCATTGGCGCGATGTTGACCCCAACCTGGTTCGCCAGGTATGGATTGAGGAATGCAGCCGCGGCCTGACGTACCGGCCAAAGATGGATTACGCATTGCAGCACATGAACCCCGACCGGCCACCGTCGGCCCTGGCGTTTAAAAAACTGTTGATGGACGGCCCGCGCATTCCTGACAAGCCCGAAACGCTAATAACCAGGCAGCCAACATTGCACGAAAAAATTGCAACCGAAAAAGCAAAGGTGGAAGCCTTAGCCAAGTTGCGTGAAATAACAGAAAAAATGAGA